AATCAGGAGGTATAAAACCAATCACAGTCTGGTCGACTTATCCACAGCCGCGTAGTACGCTACGCAATCCGTTGCCTGGTCAGAATTCAATCGGTACAGCTGGTCACATTTCTTTCGGCGCCAACAGAGCTGGATGCGTCTTGATGCCAAGCGCATCGTGGATGGCTACGAGCGCGACATCAACGCGCACGCGCCGCCGCTGCCCGACACCGCTGCCTGCGTTAACCAATTCCCCCAATAGGAGCCGCCATGCCTGTTTTCACCAAACATTTTTTCACTTGCGTATTGGCATTGCTGGTAGTGCTGGGCTGGTTCGCCGTGCAGGGCGTGCTGTTGAGCCATCTGGTAGCGATTGTTGACCCGTCCATGCGCGACCTGCTCAACCGCGTGTTGGGTACGCTGGATGCCGCGCTGATTATGGTGTTGAGCTATTACTTTGGGTCGAGCCGGGGCAGTGCCGACAAGACCGATTTGCTTGCGGCAGCGGGTGAAAAATGAAGTGGTTTTTTCTCGGCTGCCTGCTCGCGGCGGCTTTGTTGGTGATTTGGGCATGAGGAAATATCAACGCTCCGATTTCATCATCCTGCTGCTGGCGGTGATGCTGGGACACATGTTTGGCTACTACCACGGTATTCAGATCGAACGCTGTGCGCAATTGGAGATTAGAAGATGAAATTGTTCAACCCTTACGCACTGTTGGCACTGTTGCTGACCACGCTCACCGCCTTCGCCAGCGGCTACTGGCTGGGCGGCAATCAGCGTGCCAACGCCATGATTGCGGGGCAGGCCAAGGCGCAGCAGCAAGGGGTGGCAAAAGCTGAAACCGCCACCGTTGCCCGCGAAGCCATCGGCGCACAGCGCGAAGTCACGCGCGAACGTATTCGCATCATCTATCGAACCATCAAGGAGCAAGCTCATGCAAATACCCAACGCAATCAAATTCAAACTGCTCCAGCTGGCGTTGTTGCTACTGGTTGTGAGCTGGACGCTGACGGGCTGCTCGTCTGGAATGCCGCCAATGCAGGCGAGTCCGCGACCCTGTCCGGCGAGCCTGATGGCAGCTTGTCCGCTCCCCCCGCCCATAGTATCGGGCAGGGTGGCGGAACTGTTGAGCAACCATATCGAGGCGATGGAGTTGTACAGCCAATGCCGCGACCAGCAACGCTTACTCAGTGAGTGCGTATTTTTAACCTCAAAAAAAGGAGATTGACATGAAGAAACAATTTAACGCAATGATGCTCACCGTCGTGCTGTTGCTGGCAAGCCAGCTATCCGGCGCGGTGGCTCTCTCCGATTATCTGGAAAACAAAATCATCGACTGGGCGATTCGCGGCCAAACCTTTACCCCGCCCGCCTCGCAATACTTTGCCCTCGCCACCACCGCAGGTAGTGATGTCGCCTGCGGCACCGAGGTCACGGGCGGCTCGTATGCGCGGGTAGCGGTCACCTCCAGCTTGGCGAATTGGGCGGGCACACAAAGTGCGGGTAGCACCACCGCCAGCACCGGCACCAGCGGCACTACCAGCAACAACGCCACGATTACCTTCCCCGCGCCCACGGCGGCATGGGGGTCGGTCACCGAGTATTGTGTATTCGATGCCGCCTCGGCTGGCAACCTGCTATGGCGCACCGCGTTGACTACACCCAAGACCATCAACAACGGCGATGCCGCACCCAGCTTTGCGATTGGCGCAGCCACCTTTCAAATCGATAATTGATCATGTTTAGCATTGGACAAAAAGTGCGTGTAATCGGGATTTTTTCCGAATCATTTCCGCTGATTTACACCATCACCGAGGTTGTAAACAATCCCGATAACACCACCGCCTACCTGCTCGACCAAGGCGCGGGCGGTTTCGACGCGATTTATCTGGAGGCAGCATGACCATTGACACGCGCGACCAGCTCATCAACGCGCTGGCCAATCAGCATGAAAAGTTGATTTGGGACAAAGCCAGTATCGCCTCGCAGGTCGCAGGTACGATGTGTTCGTTGTGGCGCGCCACGGGCTTGCCCACGCAAGCCGCAATCCCTACCGCCACAGCGGTTTGCACCCGTGCGTTATTGGGCGCGCACGCCTTCACCAATCAAACCGCGCCTGCGGTATCCTACATCGGTTGGCACACCCTGCAATCCGGCAACGTCAATACCAATCTGGAGATCCATGACCGCCTGCTTCATTTTGGCGGACTGAATGGCACGCTGACCACCGCGCAGAACACCACCAACGCCGATGTCACGCTTACCGCACCCGCTACCGAGCGGTTAGGCGATGTAGATTATTCCGATTTGGCCTGGTGGCTAGAGTGGTACACCGCCACCGGCGCGACCGCCAGCAATGCCACGGTCAACGTTACCTACGGCGATGCCACCACGGGCAACCTCACCGCCATCGCCATCGGCGGAACGGCACAACCGGCGGGCAAATTGATCCCGCTGCATAACCTGGTGACCAACGGCAAATACATTCGCGGCATAAACAGTGTCACGCTATCCGCCTCCACCGGTACGGCAGGCAACTTTGGTGTCACCTGTACCCGCCATCGCACCGAGATGGCCACGGGCGCGGTCGCCAACGTGTCCGCCAATTTTGACTACCCTTTACTCGGCTTGCCAAAAATCCGCAATGATGCGTGTTTAATGGGCATGATGCTATGCACCGCCACCTCAACCGGCACGATCAAGGCGCGCGGCAAGCTGCTGCATGGATAAATTATGAGCGTCGATTACCCGCAATTTGATTTGCCGAGCGGCTTGCGCGGCGGCGATATGGCGTGGGATTGGCCGGATGCCGACGCGCTGCTAGCCGAGGATTACTATAGCGCGGCTGCGGGCGGCGGAGCTGCCGCGCTCGCTGGTGATGCCCTCGCTCAAGCGAGCGCGACAGGCGATCTGCTCACCGAGATACGAGTGGCGGGCGATGCACTTGCCGAGGCAACCGCAACGGGTGATCTGAGTACGGGGGCGGCAAGCGGGTTGGCGGGCGATGCCGCCATCATTGCTTCGGCCACGGGCGCGCTGGATACCCTCATCGCGCTGGCAGGCAATGCGGCAAATGTGGCCGCCGCTTCCGGCGCACTCACCACCCTGATCAAACTAAGCGGCAATGCTGCCAGCCAAGCCGCTGCCAACGGCGCATTAACCAGCTTTATCAGGCTAGCAGGGGCGGCAACCACCCAATCCAGTGCCGCAGGTGCATTAACCGCCCTGATCCAATTGGCGGGCAATGCCAGCGCGCAAGCCAGTGCAGCAGGTGGCTTGAATTCGGGTATCACGCTGGGCGGTGCAGCTCTCTCCTCGGTGATTGCTACGGGTAGTTTGTCCGCACCCATCGACTTGGCGGGGGCGGCGATCAGCTTGGTCACCGCCAACGGCCAGCTTACCGCGCAGATCACGCTGGCAGGCAACGCGCTTGCTCAGGCGGTAGCAGCGGCAGGCTTAACCAGTGCCGTGCAATTGGCGGGTGGTGCTACCGCACAAGCGCAGGCTGGCGGCGCATTGGCGGGTGATACCGCCTTGGCGGGTAATGCCCAGGCACAAGCCAGTGCCACGGCGATTTTGACCGCGCAAATCCAATTGAGCGGCGCAGCCGCCGCGTTGGTGGGCGTATCAGGCCAGCTCTCCGCCAGCATTGTCTTGAGCGGCAACGCGTTGGCGCAGGCTCTGGCTAGCGGCACCTTGTACGTGGCCATCATCCTCACCCCGGTGCGGCTCTCGGCCAGTATCTCGCGCCCGACGCGCTTGAGCGCGTCGCTCGCCCAGCTTACGCGCATCGATGCCGCACTAGCCAAACCCATCACCCTGCGCGCCGAGGTGCATCATGTCTGAGTATCTACAGGGCGAGATCGTCAGGCTCAGCATTGGCATCACCGATCTGGCCAACGTGCTGGTTGATCCCGCCACGGTCACGCTAAAAATCAAAACCGCCAGCGGTATCGTCACGCAGAATTATCCCGGAGCCATCGAGCGCGTCGCCACAGGTGTTTACCGCTACGACCTGCCCCTGCTGGAGTCCGGTCGCCACTTATGGCGATGGGAAACCAGCCTGCCGCACCAGGGCGCGGCACAGGGGCAGCTATTTGTTAACCCAAGCAACATTTAGGAGCGACCATGCCGGATGAAATTGACAGGGGTTGCGAGCGCGAGGAACAGGATCGCCAGCGCGCGCTGGACGCGGTGACCAGCCGCCCCGCGATGCAGCCGGTGGGCTTTTGTTACAACTGCGATGAGATCGTATTGCAGGGCTGTTTTTGCGACGCGGATTGCCGCGATGATTTTGAAAAGCAATTAAAACTAAAAAGGAACTTGGGCTATGCCGGATAACGATAAACAAGGGGTAACCAACGCGCAGATCATGCACAGCATCGGGCAGTTATCCGGCTCGGTGCAGGCGATGCATCAGGGCATGACCGCGCGTATCGAGGATATCCGTGCCGACATCCGGCGCATGGAGCAGTCCACCAACGAACGCATCGTGCGCGTCGAGGATCATCTTTCCACGCAAATAAAAACGCAGGGCGAGCACCTGAACAAGCGTGTAGATGATGTGGATAAGCGTGTGTTGGAGCTGGAAAAAGAAGACAAGCAGCTCATCGCAAAAGTCTCCAAAATCGGCGTATTGGGCGGCGGAATCAGCGGCGCGCTCACGGCCGCCATCACCGAAATCATCAAGCACCTGTAATGGCACACTCCCAAGATACCCGCGACAAGGTGCGCCAGCTCTACATCGAGGGCTTGCCGCTCAACGGTGCGGCGATCACCTGCGGCGTGAGTTACGACACTGCGCGCGACTGGAAAACCACCGCCACCAAAAAGGGTGACAACTGGGATACCGCGCGCGCGGCCTACAAGATCAGCGGCGCGGGTATCGACGAGCTCAATCAACAACTCGTCGAAGACTTCGCCCGCCAAGTAATTACCACCACCCGCGAGCTGGAAAATAGCCCCATCCCCGCCAATCTAAAAGCGGAAATGCTCGCCCAGCTGGCTGATGCCTACGCCAAATTCAGCAAGGCGTTTGCCCGCATCAATCCGCAATTCAGCGGCTTGGCGGTCGCACTGGACACGCTCAAAACCATCGCCGACCACCTGCGCCTCAACGATCAGGCGGCCTTGAAAGCCCTGCAACCCCACCTCGAACAGGTGGGCAGTATCCTCGGTAAACGTTATGGCAACGGCTGATTATGAGATCAAGGAAGTGCGCAACTGGCGCGACTTCGAGCGCGAGCTGGCGCAGCTCGGCGAGGACATCCGCAATCAAATTGAAATGGAGTGTGCAGCTTTTGCCACGGATGCAGCGGCTAGCCAAGCGCGCCGTAATCAAGCCTGGCAGGATTATGAATTTTTCGCGAAGACATACTTTCCACACTATGTCCCTACCCCATATTTCTCGCTGTTCCAACGTTTCGTTTTCCAGCGGTTGCCTGAGATTATCGATGGTGAGGCAGATGGGCGCGAGGTACATGAAGCCCCGCGTGGCGAAGCCAAATCAACCTACGAGACGCAATTAGGCTCATTGTGGTGCATCGTGACCGGGCGCAAGCACATGATCGGCATCATTATGAATACCGAGGAGCAGGCGGCGGAAATGCTGGAGTCGATCAAGGCCGAGCTGGACACTAACCCCCGCTTGGCGATGGACTTCCCCGAAGCCTGCGGGCAGGGGCGGGTATGGCAGGCCACCACCGCCATCACTGCCAACAACATCAAAATCCGCATTGGCGGCACAGGCAAAAAAATACGCGGTATGAAACACGGGCCACACCGCCCCGATCTGGTGTTTCTCGACGATTTGGAGAACGACGAAAACGTCAAAGACAAACGCCAGCGTGACAAGGTCGAGAAATTCGTGCTGTCCGCCGTGCTGGGGCTCGCCCCGCCTGCGGGCGGCATGGATGTATTTTGGGTGGGTACCTCACTGCATTACGATGCGGCGATCAACCGTGTGGCACGCGCACCCGGCTGGCGGCGCAGGGTGTTCAAGTCCATCATGTGCTGGCCGGACAATATGGCTCTCTGGGAACACTGGGAAGCCATCTACACCCGCTCAGGCGACGATGCCGAGAAAGCCGCCTCGGAAGCCGAGGCGTTGGCTTTTTATCAGGCAAATAAAGCCGCAATGGAGGCGGGCGCGCAAGTGTCGTGGCCGGAAGTGCGCCCGTTATACCGTTTGATGTGTATGCGCGCCACCGATCACGACGCGTTTAACCAGGAGCAACAGAATGAGGCGGGTAATGATGAAACCGCACCGTTCAAGGGCTTGCAATTCTGGGTGAACCGTTTGCCGGAGTGGATATTCTTCGGCGCGTGCGACCCCTCGTTGGGCAAGCAGGGCGCAGCGCGCGATCCCTCGGCGATTCTGGTCGGTGGTCTCAACCGCAACACGATGGTGCTGGACGTGGTCGAGGCCGATGTGTCGCGCCGCGTGCCCGACCTCATCATCACCCGTTTGATCGATCTGCAAGCCGAATATGCCTGCGTCGCTTGGGCAATTGAAACGATCCAGTTTCAGGCCTTTCTCTATACAGAAATCCTCAAGCGCGCCGCGTTGCGCGGCATCGCGTTTCCCGGTATTCCGGTCACGCCCTCCACCGATAAAAACCTGCGCATTCTGTCGTTGCAGCCGCATGTGGCGAACGGACTGATCCGCTCGCACCGCAACCACACCACGCTCAACGAGCAGCTGCTGTTCTACCCGGAAGCCGATCACGATGACGGCCCGGACGCACTGGATATGCTCAAGACGCTGGCATTTGAATTTGGCGGGGAATTTACCTACACCTCCGCCGCGCAACCGCGCAACAGGGCGCGCAGCACCAGCCGCCGTGGCGGCAACAACGATGATGATTGGGACGACTGATATGCTTAAACAATTCAAAGCCGCACTGGCAAAAATCACCACCACCGGACTGGACAAACTGCAGACCGGCGCGCGTTCCACCCAGGGTAACACGCTCAATTATATGAGTGTCAACACCGTTGATCCCGGTGTGCTGGCGGGCGCGTTTGCCCAGGCAGATCAGGGCTTCCTCAGCGAGCAGGCCGCGTTATTCGAATTAATCGAGGAACAAGACCCGCATATCTTTGCCGAGCTGGCCAAGCGTCGCCGCGCCGTAACCGGTTTGGGCTGGAAGCTGCACCCGCCCAAGGATGCCAACCAGTCCGAGATTGACCGCACCACCGAATTGCAGGACATGTTGAGCGTGATTCCGCGCTTTGAGGACGCGCAATATGACCTCACCGATGCGATTGGAAAAGGTTTTGCCGCGCTGGAAATCGATTGGAAGCCGGGCAATGTGTGGCTGCCGCAAGCCCTGAATTTTGTGCCGCAACGCCTGTTCCGCAGCGATCAGGACACGGCGGTATTGAGTTTGCTCAAGATGGGCGTGCCTGAGCCGCTGCGCAAGTGGGGCTGGATCATCCACGAACACCGTGCCAAGTCCGGCTATATTGAACAGTCCGCTTTGTTCCGCGTGTTGGCATGGACCTATGCCTACAAGGCCTACAACATTCGCGACATGCAGCGTTTTCTTGAGGTGTACGGCCTGCCGTTGCGTCTGGGCAAGTTCCACGGTGGCATCGGCAAAGAGGCGCGCGACCAATTGCTCAGAGCCGTGCGCGGCATCGGCAACGATGGTGCGGGCATTATCCCCAGCACCATGAGCATCGACTTCATTCAGGCCAGTAAAACTGGCACCGTAGACGACTTCCTCAGCGCCACGCGCTACTGGGAGGAGAAACAATCCAAAGCAATTTTGGGCGGCGACCTAGACGGTAAAACCACCTCGGAAGCGCGGATTACGATTTACGACAAAGTGCGCCGCGAGATTCTGCTGCACGACGTGCGCCAGATTGAGCCTACCCTCAATACCCAATTGCTCAAACCGATTGCCCTAATCAATGGCTTGTTCAGTGAAGACCGCCTACCCAAATTCTGCTACGAAACTGAAGAGTCAGTCGATCAGGTCAAGCTGGTCAAGGTACTCAACGACGGTGCGGCGATGGGTATGGAAATCGACGTGGATTACGCCCACCAGATCACCCAGATTCCCCGCGCCAAACAAGGTGCGAAGCTGCTGCTGGCTGCGTCTGCACCACCCGATGCAATACCCGCAAAACCTGCCGATACCGCGCTGACGCGCTTGGTCGCGCTGGCGCGGCAGGCGCAAGATACCGATGTCACCGGGCTGTATGCCGCCCAGCTGGCGGCACTCACCGCCCCGCACGAAGCGGCACTGGTGCAACAAATCTCCGCCATCGTGGCGGAATCGGGCAGTTTTGATGAGGCTTTGGATAAAATCGCCGCACTTTCAACACCGCCGAATAAAGACTGGGCGGAGGCGATTGCCCAGGGCATGGCAGCGGCAAATCTGGCTGGCAAGGCTGATGTTTAGGGCGATTTGCAAAATTGGCAAACTGGCAAACCAATCAAAGTTGCGAAGTTGCGAAATTTCGCAACTTTGCCCCATCTCCCTTCAAGGGAGGATCGGGAAGAGATGCCCGGAAGTGAGCAACGCAGTATCAACACTCCCTCTCCCCTTGTGGGAGAGGGTTGGGGAGAGGGGTATAAACCGTGAGTGACTTCAAATTTAATGAAGCTATCCAGTTTTATCGCAACAAGATAAAACTCCCGACCTCAGGCTGGACAGACCTCTGGCAAGAGCAGCACAGCCATGCCTTTGTCGTGGCAGGCGCGGCTCAAGACGCGCTGGTGGAGGATTTTTTCAATGCCATCCAGCAAGCCAAGTGGGGAAAGGACGGCGGTGGCTACGAGGGTTTCAAAAAAACCTTCCCAGAAATCGCGGCCAAACACGGCTGGTCATATAACGGCGCACCGGGCTGGCGCAGCCGTGTCATATATGACACCAATATCACCCAAGCCTACAATGCCGGACGCTACCAGCAGATGGTGGCGGTCAAGGAATTCCGCCCCTACTGGCAATATCGCCACACCAGCATCGAGCATCCGCGCCTGACGCACAAGGCTTGGGACTCGCTCATTCTGCCCGCCGATGATCCGTGGTGGAACAGCCACTTCCCGCAGAATGGCTGGGGCTGCAAGTGCCGCGTCGATTCGCTGTCGCGCGCTGAAGCTGAACCGTTGTGGAAAGCCAAAGGCAATCAAGGCCCGGACAATGCACCGCCCATCGAGTGGGAAGATAAGCTGGTAGGCAAAAATGGTAGCAATCCGCGTGTGGTACGCACGCCCAAGGGCATTGATCCCGGCTTTGCCTACAATCCCGGCAAGGCGTGGCTTGAGCCGCACATTGTTCCGCCGCTACCCGAACATCTTGCCCGATTAGTGCCTGATGAGTGGCCGTGGCCAAAAGGTTATAAGCCTCCTACTGCTCCAATCCCAACACCAGTAAGCAAAGCATTGCTGCATGACGATGTTGTGCCGCCAACGTCTGTAGTAACTGAATTCCTGTCTGAGTTTGGCGCGACACTGACAACCCCGGTAGTTTTCATGGATGAACGTATCGATGCGGCGATAGTGATTGGTTCAAAAATGTTTATCGCAGGCGGTGCAGCTTATGATGAGTCACTTGGGGATGAACAATTTAAGATGATGATGGAGGGCAAGGGTGGGCGCAAAAAATATATGCGCTTGCTGGCTCAGTCGATTAAAGACCCGGATGAAATTTGGCAATCATGGGAAACGATCAAGAAAAATCCAGCTTTTGAAGGTCAAAAAATACAGGTGTCGCACTACTTAAAAGCTTTTGTATTCGCTGATGCCGATGGCGCGGAACGTTATATGATTGCAATTTTTAGAAAATCTCGACTTGGCTGGGATGCCGTGACTACCTTTCATAGCAGCAAAGAAAACTATTTTGAAAGCAAGAGACGTGGGTTTTTGGCTTATAAGAAAAAGTGATGCCACCCCTGCGGAGGTGGCATCTATTGTCCTATCTGAACAGCTCGCCGCAGCACCATACGTCGAACAACTGGGAGCAACAATATGCCTTTTTTTGTGATTTTGCAATAGGAGATTAAGCCATGATTTTCGAGGTTAAGTTTGAATCGGATCATCTCAAGCGCACGCTGACTGCGATTCGTCAGGTTGCGGCTCACCCTCATGGCTTGCTGGAAAGCGAAGGCGAGGCGTTGTTGCGGGTCAATCGTAACCGCCATCAGGCCGGAACTGCGCCGGATGGCGCGAAGTGGAAGCCGCTGTCGGCCTTAACGCTACAGGAGAAACGGCGCGGTGGGCCGCTGAATAAATCGGGGCGCATGTTGCAAAGCTTTGGTTATCAGGTGGCGGGCGATACTTTGTTGCTTGGCTTTGATGGATCAACCGATGGCGCGCGGGCGGAATGGCATCACTTCGGCACTAAACCGTATGATATTTCCCCCAAAAAAGCCAAGGCACTCAAATTCGGCGGCATGTACCGCAAGCGCGTGCATCATCTCGGCTTGCCGGCGCGCCCTCTGGTGGGGTTGCCCGAATCGGATAAATTGCTTATCGAGGATGTTGCGGTCGAACATTTGCGCGTGATATTAAATCGCGTTCGTTGATTTAATAAATGTCGTTTTGGGGGGTGATTAAATCGGATTTAATTTTGGATTAAACCTGATTTAATTTTTGAATAAACATTAAATAAGTGGGATTTAATCCGTATTATTTTTTGAATTTTCCCCTATTTTCTCCCGAATAAATCCCACTTTTCCCCCACTTCTGTCCAGAAATCAAGATTTTTCGGTTTTTGCTTACTTTCTAATGTTCGCGTGGCTTTCGGAGCTTTTTTTGGTTGTTTAATTCGTCCAGTTTCCACCCCCTCCCTACTCAGCCTCCGGGTGCCAACAATTTACCAACAGCTCCACCATTGAGACTAACAAAGGTTATGTTGTACGGCGTGCCTACCGCACAATTTGTTACTA